ATCTTATGCTCCTAAAGTATTTATCTACGATTTGTTTGTGTACTGCGCTTCTGTACATAGCATAAGCAGGTTCCATATAAGGGAATCTAACTCCTGCTTTCCAATTACCGCCACCCAATTCTACTCTGCGACCATAAATAATTGTAGGTCCTACTATTGCAGAATAAGAAGCGAAACCTGACCTGAATTTTTCACCCATGATAGAACGACGCAAATCGCCTGTTCTGTTCATTGGTGGTAATCCCGGAGTTGCTTTTGTGTAACGACCATTCACTTTAGGTCGCTTACCTTGAATTTGCTCTTTCGCTAATTGAATAAGAGCCAACATCATTTCATCTCGGGCTACACGAGTAGCGACATCAATTTTAGCAGTTTTTTTATCCCAAGCCTTTCTTACGAGTCTTAGGTTGTTTGCTATCAATTTGCTTCACTTTCACTTCGTCAACTAGGGTACTGATAGATAATAGCCAATCAACTAAATATGCTGGTTGTTCATCTACTTCGTTCGGCGTCCAACCAAATTTATCAGCAGCGGTATAGTAAAACCATTCCTCATCAGGGTAACTGAATGATTCATGTCTTTCGCCACCTTCAAGTAGCCATTTTAATCGTTGGCGTTGCCGAAAGGGGATTCAGAATCCGCTTCCGTTTCTTCCGTCTTGCTTAATGAAGGAAATAGCATCTTTTGTGCTTTTCCTGCTTCTTCTGCTAACACATCATAATCAGCCATAGTTAGTTCTTCTAACACATTGATTTTGACTGATGGTAGCATCAAATCATAAGACCATTCTTCTACAAGAACAGCAATCAAACCATCAACGATACTGAGTGCTTGCATCAAACCTTCTTCGGCGCTCGCAGCACGCAATACTTTCTTGCGGTCTTTAACTCTTAGTGTTGAAGCATCTTTGAAAATTGCCCAAGCACCTGATGGTAGTTCTACCTTCTTTTTTTCTGCCATGATATTCCTTCCGTAGTTGCCTTCTCTTATTATAGGGGTAAGTGAGGCAGAGAGTGGGAAGGCGGCACTCTCACTTTAATTCCTCACCTACCGAACTGCGCTAGATGCTACTGATATGTACCAGAAGCAACAGCATTCTGAAGTGTCCACTTAATTGGCGCAAAACCACCTGTTGAGCCAGCATCAGTAGCGTTAGCAATTGCTGAGAAATCAACAGCGATTGAAACATGATCTGCTGAGCGATCAATGGCAGCAGCAGTATAAGCACCTTTAGTGATTGTGAAAGCAATAGAGGTTGCTGATGCTCCTGCGCCTTGTGCGAAGGTTAGAGTTAATGCTGGTTGAGTATTAGTTAAGAAACGAGTTAATTCAGCATCGTTTTCCATAACGAATGTAAAATTACCTGTTGCGTCTAATGCTCCTACGAATACCTCGTATGGACCTTGCGTAGTGTCAATACCGAAGATTACCTCTGATGAGCGAGTTAACGTCAATGAGCCATCAGTTGTGTAACCAACTGTTGAACCACCGATAGAAACTGAACCACGCCATACAGGAGTAGGAACTACTGAACTGAATGATGGTGAAGCAACTGAGGTAGTTGATGAAGGGAAACCCATAAGTTTTGCTGTGTATTCAAGCATACCCTCTGAGTTGAAATTGAAAGTGAAATCTGTAACTTTGCAACCGGGATAGTAGCGGTTCTCAGCAACATACATATCTGTCAATGTGAAAGATGTAGGTTGTGCATCTGCGCCAATGCCAGTTGCGTTCTTTAATGAAACTACATGCGTGTATGGTGCAGATACTCCTGTGGTTGCAACTGCGCCCATAATTCCGCCTAACCAGTAGCCGATAGTGTCAGCAAATACTGGACCACCTAGATCAACTTCTGTGTGGCGACGACCTTGAATGTAATTGTAATTCTGCGCCATAGAACCACGAAGTCCTGTGTCGTATAATGGTGCAATCATATCTACTGGCTTCAATGAATCTTTTGCCAGTGGAATAAAATCTGTTGCTGGTACTGCTGTTCCCGGAGTTACTTCTTTAGCAATGCCGACGTAACTGCGTACCGATGGTTGTGCTGATGCCATTTATTTCACGCTCCTGCTGTAATGTCAGGCGAGGCTGACTGTTTGTTTTCTGTCTTATTTGTTTCTTTTACTGCTTCTTTTGGTGCTGTTGGTACCGCAGGTGCGGACTTAGCATTTGAATCAAGAGATAATCCTCTAGCCCTTAGACCTTCGGGACCATCAAACGATTCACCCTTTTTCACGGTGATACCTAAAGACGGAAAGGTTCTGTCTTCATCACCATTGTATATATAACGAGCCATGGATTCTCCTATGATTCAATCATTTCTGTGACTGTGAAGCGAATAGCAGCCCAAGTTTCAGTTGCGCCACCTTCATTAGAAAGTGGTTCACCATATTGGACATCTATTGCTGGTTCTGCTGCTTGCCAGATTATGTTGGGATTGTCTTCACCTAATGTGTGCTGACCAGCCCTTAACCTAGCCTTTACTGCATCTATCAAATCATCAAACGCAGACATAGCGTCTTCTGCATTTCTTTCTAACGAGTGATGAAATATTTGTAGAGCAATTCCATAATCAACACGCTTCCAGCCTAATCCTGCGCCACCTGAAGACATTGACTCAACACCGCCAATAGCGATACGACTCTCTGTTTCATTTTCAATGAATACAACAGCAGCAGCACGACTATTCTGCCCCGGAAATGAATTGACTTGAAAATTAAGACGCTTTGGAAAAGAGGATAATGTTTGGTTCAGCGTAGTAATTTGTGCGCTGTCTATCCAACTGCGTACGGCTTCCCGAACAGTTGCTCTTGACACTATCTAATCCTACGATAAGGCTTCAATAGATCCATAGCCATAGCCATATCACTACCGATATTTTCTTGAATTTGAGTTGTTGAAGTTTGATTAGGTAATGTTCCTACGCCCATAGTTAAACTTGCATCTCCACGAACTTTCAACATAGCGGTTGTGGCAAGAATTGTAGCCTCTTTAATTGCTGGTGGCAACGCCGAGATAGAAACTCCTGCGTTATGTGAATACAATAATGCTTGCGTAATTGGAACAGTAGTTGAGCCAAACACATAATTATTAGCAACTGTAACATATTCAGAGAACATGCCATCGTAAATCTTCAAGTCTTGCCCTACTGTTATACCAGTTCCGCTCTTAACTGTTAGTGTTAATTGTGTTGCCGTAGCTGAAACGATGGTTGTATTTGCGTAACCATTGACATAGGTATATTTCAAATAAACTAATTGTCCTGATGTTTGCGGAAAGCCAAATTGAAGTGGACCTTGGCTTGTGTATAACCCACCCATGTTTGCGTAAGGAAATATAATCTGTTGATTCTCTAACCAAGCGACTGAACAATCTTGTGCCTGATAAAGTTGTGTTGAAGGATTGCCATACCAAAAATCAGTTAATGCAATTACTGGGTTATATCGTGGGTGAAATTTAATTGTGCCATCTGATGAAATTCTAGAGCGTTGAGTTTCAGTTTCGGTTGTTGCGCCCAGTACTTGATTGCAATAAGTATCTACCCAAGATGAAGCACGAGATATAACATTCGCTAATTCACTTTCCTGTATTGCTGGGTCAGTTGAGTTGAATACTAAGTTATCAATATCTATTGCGGTAGGTGCATTACGATATTCGTCGTTAGTTAAATATGATGTTGAACCCTGTTGGGTTGTTGGATTAATCGCATTAGCCACTTGAACTGTCCATCTCTATTCGTTCGTTTAATTCACCGCATCTAGAACATTTCTTAAACCAACTGCCGAATCCGCAATTGGAACATGGATAACCACCACTAGTAGTAAATCCGTTTAATCCTGCTTCGCCTAAACCTTCTTCTTTCAATTTCTTAGCCAACCTTGGGTTCTCAATATTGAATAATCCGTCTTTGCCTGCCCGAATAACTTTAGTGCCTTTACGAGTTTGAACTTCCAACTCTTTCATGCCTTGCGGTGGAATTATTCTTGTCATTTTGCCCTCGCCTCAAATAGATGTCCAGCCTATGTATTTTGCTTCAGGATTATCTTTCAACCATTTTTCTCGCAGTTGATTTTGATATTCCCAGTCAATGTCACGATTGTTCTCTGTATGAACAAGGGCATACCCTTCATTTGATATGCCCTTATCCATTTTAACTATTTACTACGCTCTACCGATACCTGAAACTGCTCCATTCCATGCTGGTGCATAGCAGAAGAAAGTTCCACGATAGTAAGTTGAGAAGTCATAAGTAAATTGAACTACTGGCCATTGAATGCCCATGTAGTCTTGAACATTTACTGCTGCCCAAACATCTGATACTTCTGTATCAGGAATTGGCAGTGTGTATGACAACA